GCAACGCTTACCGGTTACGTTAAGGGCAATGGCACGTCTGCTTACACTGCATCGGCCACCATCCCCAACACCGATATTACCGGCTTGGGTACAATGTCTACGCAAGGCTCGGATGCAGTCACTATTACTGGCGGCACAGCAAATGGTCTAACCATTGGTGCGTCTAACCCTGCGGCTGGTATCTTTACAACGCTGCGGTTTAACTCAACCTTGTCGGCTAACGGCGCAACCGGCACTGCTGGTCAAGTGTTGACTTCTAACGGTGCTTCTGCACCTACTTGGCAATCTATTGCCGGTTCTGGCACAATCACTTTAGCGGGCACACTTGGTGTGGCTAACGGTGGCACGGGTGCTACAACCTTAACGGGTCTTGTATACGGCAACGGCACATCTGCTATGACAGCGGCTAGTGCTGCTCAAGTTGTAGCGGTCATAGGCACTACTGCGGTAGCTAAAGCAACAAGCATCGCGGGTGGTGCGACAGGATCGTTACCTTATCAAAGCGCGGCTGACACAACAGCGTTCTTGGCCGCAGGCTCTAACGGTCAAGTGTTGACCTTGGCAGCGGGCGTGCCTTCTTGGGCAACGCCAACTACGGGCACAGTCACTTCTGTTGGTGGCACAGGCACAGTTAACGGTTTGACCCTTACTGGCACAGTTACATCAAGCGGCAACTTAACGCTTGGCGGCACGCTTGATTTGTCAGCCCCTCCTGCTATTGGTGGCACAACGGCTGCGGCTGTGACCGGCACAACAATTACGGCTACGACAAAATTTGTAGGCCCGTATTTTGATGCGGCTAATTCAGCCGGCGGTGCGTTACGAAACTCAAGCGGCGTAGCACAACTTCAATGGGGTGGCGGTGGTGGCAGCAACGTGTCTGTTGATGTGGCGATAAACATCAACCCAGCTAACGCTGCGGTGTCTATTGCTCCAACAGGCACGGGTACAGTTACGCTTAACCCAGCCACGGCAAGCACAATTAACAACATGTCGTTAGGTGTTACAACGCCTGCTGAAGTTAAAGTCACAACTGGATGGTCACCTAACTATGCGCTTACCGATGCTGCAACGATTGCTTGGGACACAACCAACCAGGTTGCGACTTTTACGTTTGTATCGAGCAACCGCACGATGGGTGCGCCTACGAACTTGAAGAACGGTGCGTTCTACGCGTTAGCTGTTATTCAAAACGCTGGTAGCAACACGCTAACCTGGAACTCGGTTTTTAAATGGGCCGCGGGCACAGCACCTACGTTGTCTACCGCCGCAGGGGCAAAGGACTATTTCACATTTCGCTCTGACGGCACAAACCTTTATCAACAAGGTATCTCACAGGCGGTGGCGTAATGTTTCCGATACTTGCTGGAAGCAATCCTTCGGGCTACAACCTTACCCGCTCGCTGCGGTTTCGTAGCTCGGCTAGTGCGTATTTGAATCGCACTCCTGCTAGTGCTACCAATCGCAAAACTTGGACATGGAGTGGGTGGGTTAAGCGTGGTGCGTTAGGGACAACTCAAATATTTTTTGAAGCTAACACAAGCCCAACGCTTGATGATAACCATACCGATATTAGATTTACATCTTCTGACACTTTAATGTTTTTTAGCGCTGAAACAAGCGCATCAATTAACTTAGTAACAACGCAAGTATTTCGTGACCCATCGGCTTGGTATCACATTGTTTGTGTTTTAGACACTGCTCAAGCAACAGCAAGCAATCGTGTAAAAATTTATGTTAATGGTTTGCAAGTAACTGCATTTTCTACAGCGACTTACCCATCACAAAATTACGATGCTTACATAAACAATACCGTAAACCATAGGATTGGTAATTATCAACCAAGCAATCTTCCTTTTGACGGCTACCTAACCGAAGTCAACTTCATCGACGGTCAAGCCCTCACCCCATCATCATTCGGCTCAACCAACACGCTAACAGGCGTATGGCAACCAGCACGGTACGGCGGAACATATGGTACAAACGGTTTCTATTTGCCGTTTACCGACAACTCTGCGCTGACCACAAGCTCGAACGTAGGCTTGGGTAAAGACTTTTCAGGCAACGGTAACTATTGGACTACGAACAACATCAGCATTACGAGCGGTGTGACATACGACTCCATGACGGATGTGCCTACGCTTACGAGCGCTACGGCGGCTAACTTTGCTGTGTTGAATCCTATTTCAACTTCATCAGTTTTTACTTTAAGTAACGCTAACCAAACATTTTCTGCGTCAGCAACTACGTCCGCAACTTATTATGTTGGAAGCACAATAGGCGTCTCTAGTGGAAAATGGTATTGGGAATTGATTCCAACCGATGTAGGTTCTGGCCCAAACATTAGTACAGGTATTCGCAGTGTTACTGATTCAAACGTAACTGGTACTAATGGTATTTTTCAAAACGGTTATGGATACAGCGCAAGCGGCAATAAAATAGATAACAGTGGCTCAACATCCTATGGTGCATCTTGGACTGTTGCTGATGTTATTGGTGTCGCTCTCGATATGAATGCGGGTACAATTACATTTTACAAGAACAACTCTAGCCAAGGTACGGCATTTACTGGGATTACCGGAACATACGCTCCATCGACGCTTATCAATGTTAGCGGTGCAACTCGTACTATCGCAGGCTCGGCAAATTTCGGTCAACGCCCCTTTACCTACACACCTCCAACAGGGTTCGTAGCGCTCAACACATTCAACTTGCCAACAGGAACAATCCTGAAGGGCAATACGGTGATGGATGCTACGTTGTATACGGGTACGCTGCTGTCTAATGCAATCACCAACGCTGCGGCTTTTAAGCCTGACCTTGTGTGGGTTAAGTCACGCTCGGCTGCTACTGATAATAAACTGACTGACTCGGTACGGGGCGTCACCAAAGGTTTGATTTCTAACACTACGGGCGCGGAAACAACTGACACTCAAGGTTTAACAGCAATTAACTCTAACGGGTTTACTGTTGGCACAAACACCGATTACAACAACTTGGCAGCTACTTACGTTGCTTGGCAATGGCAAGCAGGACAAGGCTCATCATCATCCAACACCAACGGCACAATCACATCGACTGTAAGCGTAAATGCTAGTGCTGGGTTTAGTGTGGTGACGTATACAGGTACGGGTTCATTAGGTACAGTTGGGCATGGACTTGGTGTTGCGCCATCAATGATGATTTTTAAGAATAGGTCTGGAACAAATGGTTGGCTTGTATATCAATCAACAATGGGTATTGGGTTTTATCTTGTTTTAAATTCAACCGCAGCCAAAGATAATACTGCTGTTGCTAGTGTATGGAATAATACTTCGCCTACGTCTAGCGTGTTTACTGTTAATACCGACTCTACAGTAAATACAAACGGTTCAAATTACGTTGCCTACTGCTGGACACCCATAGCCGGATTCAGCGCATTTGGTAGCTACACGGGTAACGGCTCAACGGATGGGCCGTTTGTGTACACTGGGTTTAGACCAAGATTTGTTGCAATAAAATCATCTAGCGCAACAGGAAATTGGGTAATTATTGATACGGCTAGAGACACATACAACGTATCGCAAAATAGATTGTTCCCTAACTTATCAAACGCTGAAAGTGCTTACCCTTGGATAGATGTTGTTTCTAACGGATTTAAAGTAAGAGACAATTCAAGCGATATAAACACAAACGGCACAACATATATTTACATGGCATTTGCTGAAAACCCCACGAAATTTGCCTTGGCGAGGTGACACATGGCAAGACCAATTGATGATCCTGTAAAGAAATTTTGGTCACGAGTTGAAAAACGTGGCGAGGATGAGTGCTGGCAATGGCTTGGGTCATTTGATAAAGATGGCTACGGTCAAATGCGTAATGGTGTTTTGCGGATTCAAGACAGAGCGCATAAATTTTCTGCTCGGCTGCACTTCGGTGAAATACCAAACGGTATGTGCGTTTGTCATACTTGCGATAACAAATGGTGTTCAAACCCAAAGCATTTGTTTTTTGGTACGCAGCAAGACAATATCGCAGATAAAATGGCAAAGAATCGGCAAGCCAAAGGTGAGCAACAAGGTCATAGCAAATTGACTGAAGTGCAGATTGCAGAAATACGCTCACGGGCAAACGAAAGCTATCGAACTTTGTGCCAAGAATTTGATTTAGTACCATCTACCGTATACAGGATTTGGCGCAACCAATCTTGGAAACACGTTTAAGGAAAAATTATGTTTGCTATTGTCGTTGACGGCGTTATTCAAATGTTAGTGCCTGCTGGCACAGCTTTCACATGGGACGGTCTGCAGTACAGTAATAACTGGTGCAACCTATCCACGCCTGAAGAAAAGGCGGCTATCGGCATGGTTGATGTGGTTTACGGTGCATACCCGAACGACATTTATTATTGGGTCAGCCAAGACGCTCCTGTCTATACAGGCACGGTGGTTGAAATCAACTACACCGCTACACCCAAAGACCTGTTCATGCTTCAGAACAACGCTGTCACAGCCGTCCAGCAACAGGCATACTCAATCTTGCTTCCAAGCGACTGGCGTGTGGTCAAGGGCTACGAGACAAAATCAGCTATTCCAATGGATTGGAATACTTGGCGCCAAGAGATTCGCACACAATGCGACGCGCAGATTATCGCTATTACCAATTGCACGACGGTCGCAGAGCTTGCGGCCTTACCACCAGTTACCTGGGCGCACGATCCTAATTACGTACCACCTGTACAGGAAGCCGCGCCCGCTATATAATTTTTAACGTATCGGCCCGTTAGACCGAGGTTTCTTAGGAAACAAAAATGTCAGAAGAAGTAACCTTAGCGGAAGTACCCGCGCCGGAACAGGACGCTACGGCAGCACCTGTACCCGAAGTTTCAGCGCCGGAAGTAGTCGAGAATCAAGTTGAACAGCAAGAGGAAAAGAAGTATTCCCAAGCTGAAATTGACGCGATGATCGGCAAAAGACTTGCAAGAGAGCAACGTAAGTGGGAAAGAGAACAGGCTCAAAGATCAGCACCTCAAGCCCCTTCTACTCCTGTTGTCCCAGAGCAATTTGAATCGACCGAAGCGTATGTAGATGCACTTGCATTGCAAAAGGCCGATCAACTTCTGAGGCAACGTGAGGAACAAAGGCAACAGTCTGAAATCTTAGAGTCCTATCACGACAAGGAAGAAGAAGCGCGGGCGAAGTACGACGACTTTGAACAAGTCGCCTATAACCCTAACCTTCCAATTACTAACGTGATGGCTCAAACCATTCAAGGTTCTGAGATTGGTCCTGACATGGCTTACCATTTAGGGGCAAATCCAAAAGAAGCTGAACGGATTTCCAAACTTTCGCCGTTCTTACAAGCCAAAGAAATTGGGAAGCTCGAAGCCAAATTGGCCGCTGAACCTCCTACTAAAAAGACCTCATCGGCGCCAACGCCTATTAGTCCGGTCACTGCTAGAAGCACGGGGGGCTCCTCCTATGATACAACCGACCCACGCTCAATTAAATCAATGAGCACCTCGGATTGGATTGAAGCTGAAAGGCAACGCCAGATTAAAAAGCAGGAAGCGCTACGTAACCGCTAACTTACTTTTTTAAGGAATTACCATGTCAAATAGTTTATTGACCATCGACATGATCACCCGTAAGTCTCTCGAAATCCTCGAGAACAACCTGGTGCTCACACGTAACGTAAACCGCCAATACGACGACTCGTTCGCCGTTGAAGGTGCCAAGATCGGATCGACTTTGCGTATCCGCCTACCCGACCGCGCTTTGGTCACTGACGGTGCCGCCCTGCAAGTTCAGGCCGACAACGAACAGTTCACAACTCTGACTGTTTCAAGCCAGAAGCATATTGGTGTTAACTTCACCTCTGCCGAACTCACGATGCAGTTAGATGACTTTGCAGAGCGTGTTTTGAAGCCTCGCGTTTCGCAGCTTGCCTCTTCGGTTGACGCCGACGTTGCAACTTCGTACAAAGGCATCGCCAACACAGTAGGCACTCCAGGTACTACTCCTTCAACTTCTTTGGTTCTGCTCCAAGCTAACCAGAAGCTTAACGAGTTTGCCACGCCAATGAGCCCACGCTACGCGACTGTTAACCCAGCCGCTAACGCTGGTCTAGTCGAAGGCATGAAGGGCTTGTTTAACCCAACCGGCACTATCAGCCGCCAGTTCAAGAACGGCATGATGGGCGAGGGCATTTTGGGTCTGGACGAGATCAACATGTCGCAGTCCATTTCCAACCACACGAACGGCGATTGGGGCACAACCATCACTGTGACCTCAACTGTCACGACTGAAGGTCAATCCACCTTGCCAATCAGCTTTACTGGTTCAAGCAAGACATGGAACGTGGGCGACGTCTTCACTATCGGCAGTGTGTTCGCTGTTAACCCACAGACACGTCAATCGACCGGCAGCCTCCAACAGTTCGTTGTAACTGCTGTGGCCACTGGTTCTTCGACTGCTACGCTGAGCATTAGTCCTGCTCTGTACACAGCCGGCAACGCATTGGCAACTGTCAACTCGTTCCCACAAGCTTCTGCTGTTGTGACAATGGTTGGTTCGGCTAATACCGGCTATCCACAGAACTTGGTCTACCACAAAGATGCCATTAGCTTTGCTACGGCTGACTTGTTGTTGCCACAAGGCGTTGACATGGCTTCGCGCCAAGTCCACAACGGTATTTCGTTGCGTATCGTACGTCAGTACGACATCAACAACGACCGTCTGCCTTGCCGTATTGATGTTCTGTATGGCTACGCTGCCATCCGTCCTATCACTGCGGTCCGTCTCTGGGGCTAAACCAGTGGGGGCTTCGGCCCCCATTCGTAACTTTTTTTAAGGAAATTTATCATGGCACTTTCTAATGGCACAGGCGGTTATCAAATCGGTGCAGGCGCAACTGACGAAGCAATTATGTTTGTTCAGGGCGCACCTACTGCATTGACAGCCGCAGCAACCGCAACGGCTGCACAACTCCAAAATGGTCTGTTTACTTTTGACGGCACCGCTGGCAACCTAACATTGCCAACAGTCGCTTTGCTAGAAGCAGATATGTTGAGCGCACAAAAAGTCAATTCTGCATTTGACTTTTTTATCATCAACACTGATGGTGCAGATTCAGTCACTTTGGCTGTCGGCACTGGTTGGTCAATTGTTGGAGCGGCTGCGGTAACTACCGCAACGTCAGCCCATTTCCGCGCGCGCAAAACTGGCGACGGCACTTGGACTGCATACCGCATTAGCTAATGTAGTGCCCGCCCTTCGGGGCGGGTTTTATAAAGGAATCAATCATGGCAAATACCAAACCTATTGGTGTGGCGTATGAAGACCCACAACTAGATGCAGCAATTATTGGTAAATCAGGTGGTACGGCCGGCTTTTTTGGCACAACCCCTGTCGCCAAAGGCGCTGCGTTGACTACCGCGCTTACATCTATTACTGCTACAGCACCAGGAACACCTGACTACGCTATTGCTAACCTTACGTCTACAACGCCGTTTGGTTTTGCTTCAGCCGATGAAGGTCAAACTGTGTTAACAGTTATTGCAAATTTGCAAGCTCGCGTAAACCAGCTAGAAGCTCGCCTACAAACTTACGGTTTGTTAGCTTAATAAGGCGGGGGCCTCGGCCCCCAACTCAAAATGAACATATACTTACAACACCCTCTGCACGGTCAAAAAGTTGCCACGATGGAACTTGAAGCCGAAGAAGATGAAAAAAACGGTTGGGTGCGTTATACTTTGGATACGCCCGAGGCGGAGCCGGTAAACGAGCTAAAACGTAAACGTAAAACCGCGGAGTAGCCATGAGTACAACAGCCGGCGATCAAATCAATGGGGCGTTACGCCTGATAGGCCAATTGGCTGAGGCTGAAACGCCGTCTGCCGCTACCGCTGAAGACGCGCTCGCCACAATGAATCAAATGATTGATTCGTGGAATACTGAGCGATTGTCGGTGTTTTCCACGCAAGACCAAGTCTTTTCTTGGACGCCTGGGTTTATAACCCGCACGCTAGGACCTACGGGAGATTTCGTTGGAAATCGCCCGATTCTTATTGACGATTCAACTTATTTCCGTGATCCTGCTTCTGGCATTTCATTCGGCATTAAGTTAATTAACCAACAGCAATACAACGGCATCGGGGTCAAAACCGTGACGTCAACTTATCCACAGGTCATGTTTGTTAACATGACTTACCCCAATATCACAATGACGGTGATCCGGTGCCTACCAAGGTTCTGGAGTGGCACATCATATCGGTGCAGGAGCTTACAACGCCCGCGCTAATTAGCACACCCTTGGCTTTCCCGCCAGGCTATCTGCGCGCGTTTAAATACAACTTGGCGTGTGAGCTTGCTCCCGAGTTTGGTGTTGAGCCCTCGCCTACGGTGCAGCGCATCGCTATGACGTCTAAGCGCAATCTCAAGCGCATCAACAATCCAGACGACATCATGTCCTTGCCGTACTCGATTGTTGCAACGCGTCAGCGCTTTAACATTTTTGCCGGTAACTACTAATGCAATCGCCTATCCTCGGATCAGCTTATGTGGCTCGCAGCGTCAACGCTGCCGACAGCCGCATGATCAATTTGTTTCCCGAGGTAATACCGGAAGGCGGCCACACCCCCGCGTTTCTTAACCGCGCCCCAGGTCTAAAGCTTGAAGTTGCGGTCGGCACAGGTCCAGTACGCGGGCTGTGGACGTTTGGTGCGTACGCATATGTTGCATCAGGGAATACCCTATATAGGTTAGATTCTGAATACAACATCACAACAATTGGCACTTTGGCAAATGATGGCCCCGTGTCAATGGCAGACGATGGCACGCATTTGTTTATCGCGTGTAACGGGCCGAGCTTTGTCTACAACGCTACAACCCTAGCGTTTGGCGAGATCACCGACGTAGATTTCCCTGGTGCGTTGACGGTGTCTTACCTTGGCGGCTACTTTGTGTTTATTGAGCCAGACAGCCAACGCGTGTGGGTAACAGAGTTGCTTGACCCCACGTCTATCGACCCGCTTGACTTTGCAAGCGCTGAAGGCAGTCCCGACGGCTTGGTGTCATCCATTACCGACCACTCTGAAATTTGGTTGTTTGGCACAAACTCGGTTGAGGTCTGGTACAACTCAGGTGCGGCAGATTTCCCATTACAACGCATCCAAGGCGCATATAACGAAATTGGATGCGCAGCTACCTATTCGGTTGCAAAGCTTGATAACGGCCTGTTTTGGCTAGGTGCTGACGCCCGTGGGCGCGGTATCGTCTATCGTGCCAATGGCTACACCGGCACACGTATCAGCACCCACGCGGTCGAATGGCAAATTCAGCAATACGGCGACATCTCGGACGCCATTGCGTACACGTACCAGCAGGACGGCCACGCCTTCTACGTGTTGACATTCCCTACCGCTGACCGCACTTGGGTGTACGACGTGGCGACTCAGGCATGGCATGAGCGCGCAAGCTTTACCAACGGCGACTTTGGCCGCCATCGCAGCAATTGCCAAATGGTATTTAATAACGAGATCATCGTAGGTGATTACCAAAACGGTAACTTGTACGCGTTTGATCTAGAAGTCTACGCAGACGGTCCTCGCGTACAAAAATGGCTACGCTCATGGCGCGCGCTACCCACTGGCACAAACAACCTGAACCGTACGGCACAGCACAGTTTGCAATTAGATGCTGAGTCAGGCGTGGGTGCGGTCGGCGTGACTGAGGTGCCTGGGCATATTTACCTTACCCCGTTGACTATTGGTGACTTAGGCATTGAAGACGAGATTGTGATTGTCAATTCAATTGACCTGTACGTTGAACCACAGGTGATGCTGCGTTGGTCTGATGACGGCGGCCATACTTGGTCTAACGAACATTGGCAGTCGATGGGCACACGCGGTGCGTATGGCACTCGCGTTTTTTGGCGACGCCTTGGTATGACGGGCAAACTGCGTGATCGTGTCTATGAAATTTCAGGCACCGATCCAGTTAAAATTGCCATCATGGGCGCTGAACTACATGTGAGCGCAACAAATGCCTAACGTCACCCAAATCCCAGCCCCGCGCGTACCAATTGTTGACCCCAGCACAGGTTTGATGTCGCGCGAATGGTTCAGGTTTTTTAACGCTGTCTACGAACAGCTTGGGGGCGGCGAAGGCGGCGCTACAGGCACTTTTACAACCGTCGATTCTAAGACCGTGACCGTCGTCAACGGCATTATTACAGGGATAGTCTGATGTCAATTAACATTTCCTACTTAGCTGGCGCAGGCGCTCAATTCTTTGACAGCAACGGCGATCCCCTTGCGGGCGGTTTGCTGTACACGTACAACGCCGGCACCACAACACCCGTGTCCACGTACACGTCACGCTCAGGCGCAGCCTTTAACACTAACCCAATTGTGTTGAATTCGTCAGGACGCACACCCGCTGAGATTTGGCTAGAGGGTGGTGTGCTGTACAAATTTGTATTAAAAGATTCGACCTTTGTTCAGATCGGCAGCTACGACAACATTCCGGCTGTAAACGATCCGACTACGACCAACAACTTGATTACGGTTGCAGGAACTAACGCACTGACAGGCTTGGCCATCCCCCCTTTGGAGGGCTATACGGCAGGCGCACAGTATACGTTCATAGCGCAAAACACAAACACCGGCGCCGTCACACTAGACATTGACAGCTTGGGCGTAAAGAGTGTTACCAAATTTGGAACGACAGCTTTGGCCGCCGGTGACATCGTTGCCGGTGCGATAACGCTAGTGGAATATGACGGCACACGCTTTCAATTGCTTAACGTCACTAGCAACAATTTTAAATACATTGTTGAACCAACAACCATTTCGGCTACCGCTGCCACAGGCACGGTTAACTATGATGTGGCAACGCAGTCAATTGTGTATTACACGACTGCTGCGACCGCTAACTGGACAATGAACTTTAGAGCGTCAAGCTCGGCCACGCTTAACAGTTTGATGTCTACCGGCCAAACTATTACCGTTACCTTTATGGCAACCCAAGGTGCAACAGCGTATTACAACAGCGCGGTCACAATTGACGGTTCGGCAATAACGCCTAAATGGCAAAGCGGTATTACGCCAAACGCCGGCAACATTAACTCGGTAGACACTTACACTTACGCGATTATTAAGACCGGTAGTGCTGCGTTTACTGTGTTGGCCTCTCAAACAAGGTACGCATAAATGCCACGCTTATCTACCATTGGCGTAGCATCGGCGGGCGCGTTTGGCTTTGGCACAAACGCGTTGATACCGATTGAGTACCTTATTGTTGCAGGCGGTGGCGGCGGAACGATAAAAATTGACGCCAACAGTAAAGGTGGGGGCGGCGGCGCGGGTGGCTATAGAGCCTCAACTTTTAACTTAACTAGCGGCACTTTATATACTGTTGTTATCGGTGGTGGGGGCGCAAGCGGCTCTAACGGAAATAACTCTTCTGCGTTTGGAATAGTATCTCTAGGTGGCGGTAGCCAAGGCGTTACTGGCGGTTCTGGCAGCGGTGCTCAATTTGGTACCGGCGCCGTGGGTGCTGGCGCGGGGACGGCAGGACAAGGTTTTGCCGGCGGGAGCGCATCAGATAACGGCGGAGGCGGGGGCGGTGCATCGGCCGCGGGCGGCGCGGGTAGTGGCATTAACGGAGGCGCAGGCGGCGCCGGTTCCTCTTCTTCAATCACCGGCTCAGCCGTTACCCGAGGTGGTGGGGGCGGCGGATTTAGCGATAACAACCCTGGTGCGGGAGGTGCGGGTGGCGGTGGTGCTGGCGGAACTTCAAGCGGAACCGCAGGCAC